GGTTTGTATCCTTTTAACCGCTCAAGTCTATAAGATACTTCAGTTAATTTCTTATTAGCCTCTAATAATTTGTCAGAATCGCCTGCTTCATAGGCTTCTTTATAAGCTGTTTCAGCATTTTTGAGTTCTAACTCCACAGCATTTTTAGCTGTATTTACTAGATGCCCTTCATTTTCAGTTACTTTGGTTCGTAGCTGCTTAATCTCATTTCGCAACTGCTGCGCCATCTCTAGTGCAGCTTGCTGCTCACGCATAGCCCGTTCTTTCTCACGGCGCTCGTCGTGCCAAACCTTCTTCATCTGCTTGAGACGAACTTTTACCTTCTCGGAATATTCTTCCAATTCATCATCTTCAAGCTCTTGCACAAGTGATTTTGGCAATGGCTCACGCCCGCGATCCTCTGGGGGCGTATCGTCTTCTATCTCTATCTCAATACCGTCAACTTCTTTTTCGGTAGCTTCAGACATGATTAACCCCTTATGAACGACTAATACCGCGAGGATCTTCTACGACCCCCTCGACAGAATCATCATTAATGATGCGAAATTCACGGCCATGAATTTTTAACCGCGTGCCTGCGTGTGGACGAACCAACACAAAATCACCGGTCTTGCAATACGGCCCTGACGGGAATCGCTTCTCGTCTTTGTACGCATCTGGTCCCATCTTGATAACGAACAGCACCGTTGTGAGTAATTCCTCGTGGTGCATGGTTACGTCAGCTTTAATAAGACCATTATCAAACTTTGCGTCGATCTCTGGAATGCCACACAAAATTCGATAACCTGACGGATCAGGAAGTTGTCGAGCTTTTTCTTCGGCGGTTTCAGGTAGTACCGTCGCAGAGCCGCTTGTAGACCCTACTAGGAGTTCACTCATCGTCGTTTTCCATCCTTTCTGCTATGTCAATTAGCATTTGCCTCGCCATTGCCAAACCTCTAATAATCCCGCACTGATGGCGATAATCAGCGTGGTCCTTTGCTAAGCCCTGTCCCAAGGTTTCGGCCAAACGGCTTTCTTCCTCATGGCAACGCTTAATCAAATACTCCAAAACTTGAGAGTTCATTCTTTAGGTTTCCCTTTCGGTTGCATCGCTTGCTTCGTAGTGTTTTCACGTTGTTGCTGCATTGCAGCAATATTCCTAGCGATGTCTGCACCTATCCGAGTGCCTTCGATCTCATTACGTACGGCTTCAACGCCCTGCTGGAACTCCTGCTCCATCTGATCTTTGGCGATCTGTGCGCCAAGACGAGCACCTTCGAGGTCCATCTGTGACTGAATACGCATACGCTCGGTGTCGATCTGAGCTGCCTTGAGTTGTGCGTCGGTCTGATCTTTTTGAGCTTTGCGCTGCAACTCTTGAGCCTGTAACTGAAGCTCTTGTTGCTGCATCTGCACAATCGGATCTTGTGCTTGCTGCTGTGCTTGTGCCTGTTGCACCATTGCTTGATTGGCTTGCAACAATTTCTGAGCACCTGCTGCGGCAAGGCGAGAGACCTCGACTTCCAACTCTTCGGGCATTTCTTCGTTGGGTGCGGGGTAGGGAACCCCAAGTTTCTCTTCAATGTTTCTGCGGTATTGGAACGCAAAATGTTCGGCAATGTGGGCCATAAATGCAGCTTGCATGGCTTGAGCGTTTGGACTCTGACCAAGAACTTGAGCTGTGATGGGGTCTTGCAGTGCAGACATATGCACTGTGATGTGAGCGGCGTGATCTTGGTAGATAAACGCCTTGACGGGCTTGCCGGTGAACAAGTCCATGTTTTCCGAAACCGGATCGACCGGCTTCATATCGTCCTCCATTGGCACAAGTTTCTCAGCGTTTTTGATACCAAGAACCTCAAGCATCTGCCTATGGAGATAGGGTAAATCGTACAACTGGGGTGCGGTTTGAGCTAACTGAAGGACTGCCTGATACTGCACAACCTTCTGGCTCATTGTTGCAGCGTTCGGATCACTGACAGGGATTACATCCACATTGTCGTAATCAGATTTTTTAGCCCTGGGCCTGCCATCAACCGGCTCGTAGTCATACTCTTCCGGCGTATAGTCAGCAATAATTTCTTTCAGGAGCCTGAACTCCTGTTTCATCGAGTAGTGAATCCGTGCCTGAACAGCGGACATCACCTTCAGTGTGCGTTCAAGAATTGCTAGCGTAGTCCCAACTGGGGACTGAGCGGACATATCAGAGACTTTGAGATCAGCAGCCGACGCAAACCGTCTGCCTTCATCAATGATCTTGTCCATGAGCGCAGCCAACACCTGCGAAGGCTCCTTGTACGGGAGCGGCATGATGTTGTCTTTTAGTGTGCCTGAGCCAATATCGACATCGCGCCATTCAGCAGGGGAGAACGGTGTGTCATCACCCTTCGTACGCATGCCCTTGGTCTTAAACCCACCAGGAAGATTCGATAACGTACCAGCATCAACAAGCTGACGCAGGATCGACGTACCTGACTTAGCAAACCCACCGATCAGGTGGATCAAGCCAAAATAATAAAAGCCAAAGCCTGGGATATAGCCGTAGTGAACAAAATGCTGACGCTTTTGTTTTAGATCATCACTTGGTTTCCAATTTCTTCGGATAGAGAGGATCTTGCCGTTGGACTTTTCAATCGTCACAACATATGGAATAGCAAGCCCAGTCTCTTTCCCATCTTCATCTTTATCAGGAAACCCTGGCAGATCCAGGTCAACGTGCATCTCTAAGATCTTGTATCTGGAGTCCGTTGTAGCCCTGAATCCCATCTTCTCAGCAATCTTTTTCTCTACTTCATCAAGCGAATCGGTGGGATCTTCAAGCTCAATATCAATATAGAACCCTGCGTCCATCAGACGCTGCAACTCGTTTTTAGTCTTACGCATCACATGCGTAACACGCTCAGCCGTCTCAATATTGGCAGCACCATAAGGCACAACGAGATCATCTGCCGAGACAAACATTGATGTTTGCCGACCAAGCCGCAGGTCGTAATAGACTTTCTTAAACGCATTACCCGCAAGCCCCAGCCCCCATAACATCTTCTCGTGCTCAGGCCGATACTCGACCATCACATCAGTAAGCTGGTGGTTCATATCCGCCTGCACACGCATGGCAGACTCTTTCTTCTCTTTAGTTTCTTCCCCAATAATCTTAGAGCGCACCGGTCCTTGCGCTGGGAAAGTCTCCATGATGGTCTCTGACTGAAACTTCACAACTGCTTCTGTTAGCAGTGGGTGGTATACCCCGCAAGCTCCAGGCCAAGGCTCCGTGCGATCCTCGACTTTCAATCCTAATAAATCTAAGCCATCAACAAATGTCTGCATCCAATCTTTACGGGATGAGATGTCATCATCAAAGTCAGCACACAGATCATTAGCTAGCGTAGCCAGCTCTTTCGGGTCCATATCCTCGGCAAGGTTGGCATTAAAGTCCTCATCACCGATGTCATCTTTCTCGATCACAATCTCTAAGCCACCCAGACCAATAGCTACTGACTCAGGATCTTCAATCTCGATCTCAATGCCTGGGCCTTCTTCCAACTCGTCCCTATCGGACAGCCCCATCGGTGCTTGGTTTAACGACTTATCAAAGAAACTGCTTGTAGCCATGATCTATTCCTAATAGTAAGCGAGGTGCCGCCGCCCTTTAAAATACACAGGGTCGTCGTCCTCATCTAACAGGGTGCGGACAAACCCACCTTTACGAAAGCGCATAAGCGCCAAAGACACCGAGTCAACATAGTCATCATGATCGCCAGCAGGAAAACTTGCAACCTCCTCGATCACTTCCTCTGCCCAGTGTGTGTTCGGTGCCCACACCCTACCACTTGCAAATATATCCGCCACAGCATTTAACCGCGCAATCTTGTCATTCCCCTTACTTGGCGTGAACTCTTGCACAGGTATACCCATAGCCCGCAGTTCATAAATCAGCGGTGCCCCTGAAGCTTTCTTTTCAATGATGATGGAGTCTGGTTTGCACTCTTTATATTCTTCTAAAGCCACCTGTTTGAGCTTTGGAAACTCCATTCGGTCCCGCATGGCATTGAGTAAGATGATATTAGCCTGTGCAATCCCGTTTTCATCGTCTTTATAGAACACACCCCAGTAAGTCATCGCTGAATAGTCAGCACGATTGTTCTTTTCAAACGCCGTATCCCAAGCCATTACCGTAAATTCGCAGTTTGGCGCTTCATCATCCTCCCAAGTCTTCCACCATTCACGTTTAACGATGGCAGAGGTCTCAGAAGTGGGATTTTGCTGATACTGAGCCATCCATTTTGCATGTGGAAGCTCTTTTTTCAGGTTCTCAAGCTCAATTTTGGGCCAAAACTCAGGCCAAAGCGGTCTATCACTAGGCAAAATGGCAGGAAATTCGATCACTTCCCACTCTTCTCCGCTTCTTTGAGCCGCACTTTTCAAAACTTGACCGGTTAAGTCCTTCTTAGACCACCGCGTCATCACAATAATGATCGCTCCCCCTGGCTGCAGACGCTGCCGTGGGCCTGATGTGTACCACTCGTAGGTTTTATCGTAGATCTCTGGGTTCGTTTCTGCTTGTGCAGCCTCTTGTTCCGAGTGCGGGTCATCAATAATCAGAATATCCGCGCCTTTACCCGTAACAGCACCTCCCACACCAATAGCAAAATACTCTCCACCCTTGTTAGTCGCCCACCGGCCAGCAGCTTTAGAGTCTGCTTGTAAGCCAACAGTTGGAAATATCTCTTTATACGTGTCTTGATCGACAAGGTTTCGCACCTTCCGGCCAAAGCCAACAGCTAATTCTGCAGTGTGTGATGTCTGTATGACTTTCTTATTAGGGAACTTACCTAAGAACCAAGCTGGCAGAAGATAAGAAGCAAACTCAGACTTGGTATGTCGAGGTGGCATATTAATAATAAGGCGTTTCACCTTACCCTCAGCAACCCGTTCAAAGGCTGCAGCCATCTTCGCATGATGTGAGCCGTGAATAAACCCAGGCCACACCTTCTTAACAAAAGACATGAAAGAGACTTGCGCTTGCTCAGATTCTTTACGCTGCTCAAGTTCTTCTAATAGCATGAACACCCGTGGCTTTACTGCATCGGGTATATGTTTAAGTAATGCTGGGTTACTCCGCAGGGCTGTCAGCAGATCGTTCTGCATCCTCTTCCCCCTTTAGCCCAAGCTCAGCATCCAGATCTATATCTAATAGATTAAGTGGTTTCTTCTCAGGTGGCTCTTCTTGCACTTCTTTGGCTTCTACAGGAATAGCTTCACCAACATACTTCTGCAGTAGTCTTGCTAACTCAGTCTCAATTTCCTCAAGCGGTTTTTGCTTGATCGTGACCTCAACTTGATCGCTAAACAGGTTAACCCCTCTACGCCTACCTAATAACTCTAAGGCTCGCATCTTTGTTTTTGGGTCGTTGCTGCTAACCTCTTCCAGTAGCTTATTAGTTACTAGATTGGCAATACGTCTATTAGCTTCAAGGAACTCATGATCGTACTCAGTCAGCATCGCCTCTAACTTAAGAATAGTTCCTGGCGGTGTTGTCTGTGGCACAAAATCTTCTGACG